AACTACATACAGCTCAGGGTGGTTAATTCAGTCGATGGGCAACAGTATTACACAAAACTAGAAGCTGGGGAGACGTTCATCCTCGGCAACTCACAGATGTACGCCGACGCTACAGGAACCTCTAGTGTGGGGACGATCGCTGCGGTGGACGCCATTTACGCAAAAGCCAATACAGCTGCTTGCGAACTAGAAATGTTTATAGCAACTACATAATATGAAAGCAAAGAAAACAGTATATGGCTCCATGGAGAATGGAGGGAAAGTTAGAAAACCCGAAGAGTACAGGGGTCGGATTCTAAAAGGTGAGCGAAAAGAAGCTATCGCTAAAGCAAAACGTCAAGCTCTCGCAGAATCAAAGTCAACAGGCAAAAGAGGAACAGCGTACAGCGATACCGTAGGATCAGAGTCTTTGAGAAAAGGTCAGGTCAAGAGAAGAGGAAGCCGCCTTGAGAGAGTTGCTAAAAAGGCTGGAATGACAAGAGACGAAGCGTATACTATAGGAGCCGCTGAGGGAAAAGCTGCGGATCAAAAAGCAGCTGGAAATAAAAAAGCTTCTGAAAAGGCATTAAAGGCATCTAAGATGCTAGATAAGTATCGAGGTCAAAAGAAGGTTACGGCTAAATACCGACCAGATAAAGAAAGACCCGCCCCAGCAAAAGGCATAAAGAGCCCACCTAAAGGAGGGAAAGAAAGACCAAAACCAATTCTTACTCAACGCGCTGGAAGAAAAACCAGACAAATGAGATCAACACCGAGAAAAAGGTTAATTAAGAGATAAAAAAAAAGGGGCTTTCGCCCCTTTTTTATTGAATGTAGTAGTAGTAGATGTCGTCGTGTCCTACCTTTACCGTTCGAGGCACGGTATTAAGTAAGCGCTTATCCAATTGAAAGAACGTAGGCGCTGAAACCTCACCGTCTTCAAAGACTTCAATGGCGTAAACACCGAACTCATCAAAGGATTGATTTACTTTACTTCCGTGGGTTACGCTAAAAGCATTGCCCCTGTCAAAAACTTCCATCTGGCTAATCTGCATGACCCGAAGGAATCGGAAAGGAGCATTGTACACATCATCAGATACCTTGTAGATTACAATAGAATCTGCCTTGCAATTGAATGCACGGAAGTTCTGCTCAAACAATAGATCAGACTGACCAAAGGTTACACCTGCAAACAACAGGCAGAGGGTTAAGATTGAATTTTTCATAGCAAATAACTGTTTTAAATTGTTTCGTAAATTGGGTTTGCTGATCTCAATATACGATACAAATTCATTCGATCCAAATTTTTTTTCTAACTTTGCTATATTCAATCATAGATTGAAAAAATTTTACCACAACCCTCGTATCAAACGAATCGACCCTTCTTGGGTGGCAAATCGAAATGAAATTAAGCAAAAACCTCTCTTTAAAAGAAGCGATAAAGTCAAATACGGCAACACGCCTGGGGATAAACAATACCCCTGAACAGTGGGAGATTAATAACCTGCGTGCCGTAGCCGATAATATATTCCAGCCTGTGCGCGATCACTTCGGGGTACCGATCGGTGTGAGCTCAGGTTATCGATGCAAAGAGCTAAACAAAGCCATCGGCGGGAGTAAGTACTCTCAGCATATGATTGGGGAGGCTCTCGATATCGACGCAGATATCTACGGGAAGGTAACGAACGCAGAGATCTTCAATTACATCAAGAATAACCTAGAATGGGATCAGATGATCTGGGAGTTCGGGGATGATGACGAACCTAACTGGGTGCATGTATCCTATAAAGAGGCGGGACAAAATAGAAAACAGCTTAGGAGGGCGTACAGAGACGAGAAAGGCAGGGTGTATTATAAGTCTATTTAACTATCTTTGCTGTATGTTAGGTTTAGGAAAAGGTTTAAACAGGGATGTAGCACCTATGTCTCCTGTCGATTTTAGCGCAACTTTTGACTTTGACTCGTCAATTGAGGGATTTGATCCTTTTGGCAGAGACATAACTTTGACTCAGGTTTCTTTTGATTCTAGAAACTCCTTAAAAGCTGTTGATGATTCAACTACAGACTCTACTTTTATATTTGGCGTAGATCTTAGCGATAGCCCAACGACAAGCGAGTCTTGGCCCTCTCAAGCCAATAAGGATATTTACGCAAGGGTAACGTTTTATATCCCATCTGACAACACAACCATCAATACCTTGGACAGAGCTGGTTTTTCGGGCAACTTCACAGATAATACTTCTATTTCTGGCACTGATCAGTGGTTGACTTGGAGTTTTCAGACAAACACGGGCAGTGCTTTTAGTGCGGATACTTTCTTGCTATTTTTTACAACCAACGATACGGTTGGTACGGGGGACACTATTTATATAGATAAAATCGAGCTTTCTTACACTCCACTTAGTTAATGGCTAAACAAGTAAATAATTTTGCCCCACGGGACACCAATGTAAACCGCCCTGGGGTACACGCCAAGACAAAGACGTCTAAGAACAAGCGTAGCAAAAACTACAAAAAAGCATATAGAGGTCAGGGAAGATGAACCTAAGAACGGTGTGTTTTTTTATGCTGTATCACGGTCGTCCTGAACTTACTAGGATGTCTATGTGGCACATGGCAAAAGTGATAAAAAAGTTCAATAAGGCTGGACATCAATCTGTTGGTATTGTAGTGGGGGATGACCTAAAGCAGTCAGAGTATGCGGAGTCGTTAGGGCTTGAGCATATGTACATGGCCAATGACCCGTTGTATAAAAAGTTTTCTTTTGTCTGGCAACAAGCCTTATTAAAAGAAACGGACTACCTCTGCTGGCTAGGTAGCAATAATATTCATTCCGACGCTTATTGGGACAAATGCATCAGGGTGTTAGAGGGTCCTAAAGAAGTTAGCTTTGGTACAAGTAAGTTTACCATCGTCCACTCCTCTAAAGACGAAGAAGAGACGTGTACTTTTAAAACCAGGAAAGCCATTCACCTATGTTCTGCTGGTCAGTTCTATCTTAACTGGTCTCTGAGCAACGCTGTAAACTTTAGGGGGTTGTACTCCGAGGGCCAGACGTTTAATTTTGACGGGAAGGTAAACAAAGCCCTCACAAATAAGTGGGGTACCGACGTTATAAAGACTATAAGCTCAGAGCCAGACGACTGTTTCGATATAAAGGACTCGCAAAACATACACTCCTATCAATCATATATGCGCAAACGAGGAAGCGTTTACCCAGCGTATGAAGACAGAAGCAAGCTTTTAGAAAGATTCGAAGAGCTAAAAATGTTAGACGCTGGTCAGTTTAAAGTGTTGTAGAAGCGCTGCACCGCTATTCTTCCTCTTTGAGATAGCGCATATCTCACTCGATAATTAAATTTAGTCTCATCTCTAAACAAATGGTCTTCTCTGGTTTGAGAAGGAGACAACTTATCGAAGTGCTTGTAGAGGTATCCACTTGCAACCAGCGGGTATATCATGCGATCAGCTAAGTTCTTTCTGTTCATCTCGTAATTGTCTGCCAACCAAGCTATAGTAAAGAACTCTAAGTCGTACACAAATAAAAGCAAATGCAAATAAGACTTGGTTAGCTCTGGGTTGCTTTCTAAAAACTCGTTTGTGGCGCTTCTCAGGTTTTTTAGATAGTTCTGTTTTACAAAACGAGAAGGGAGTTTCGACACCTCCCTAAACATCCTGGTTCTTTTAACTGTTGATTTAGGCATATAAAATGTGTCGTATATTTGAATTAAACAAATTTACATCATGAACTCTAAAGACACCCTCTTCTTTGCCGAAATGTACTCCCTCGTCAAGAAGATGGAGGAAACGATAGATGATTTCGATATGAAAGAAAGAACTCTCGCTTCTATCGTAATCGGTGTCATCGACCATGAGGCAATAGAAAGTGGTTCAGACCACGCAGAGATGAAAACCATGTATAGCTTTAATCTAGAAAACCGAGAAGAACTAGAGGCTTTGAAGCAGGTCATGGATGGCGCCTACAAGGATGATGACGATATAAACCTGGACGATCTCCTTGGTGATTTAGGTATATCTCTGAATTAATGGAAGGACTTATTAGAAAAATTGTGGTCGGAAAAGACCCTAAAAACGGCATGGCTTATTATGTCGGTATGCGAGCAGGTACTGGAGAAGTGTCAGCTATAGTCGAAGACGAAAGACAACTCCACAAATACGGAAAACAGCGGTATTTAATATACATCGAAAATGAAGATGGATTATCTTTGTGGAAGGCGATAGATGAAATGTCGTGCGTAATTGAATTTGACTTAAACTTTTAATTAATGAGAACTTTCGACCTGTTTGTTGTTGAGCTTGAAAAAACGCTTAACGACACAATAGTGACCGATAGCGGCTTAGAACTTTACATAAGCACTAAATATGACGAATTCGAAAACAGAGTTACAGAAGGGCCCGTCGTTGCGGTCCCGTTTAAATACGATCATGGAGTCGAAGTGGGGGATACGCTTTACTTCCATCATCACGTTGTTATTGATCGCGGCCAGCCTCTTACTGGTGAAGACAATCATTATATTGTTCAATATAATCCTGATTACACCGTTGGTAATCAAGCTATTGGTTACAAGTCTTCAAAGACTGGGGAGGTACATCCTCTCGGCGGGTGGTCGCTCCTTGAGCCAGTGGAAGAACCAGAAGAGGAGCAATCTGGTATTATCGAAGTTGTCAAACTTAACAAAAACTCTGTCACTAAAGGGAGAGTCGCGTTTGAAGCTCCTTGGCTGGAAGAAATAGGATTAAAAGTCGGAGATGTAGTAGGGTTTAAGGAAAATAGAGACTATAGAATAAAAATAGACGGGAACGAATACTACCGAACCCGTGTAGATGATCTACTGTATGTCGAAGCGTAAGTTTACCACCATAAGCGCCGCCGAAAGACTCATGCAAAGCATGGAGGTAGCTATTAACAATATGATCGAAGAGATAAAGAAGCCTGTCGATCCTGAAGCTGGTGGTTCTGCTCGCAAAGCTGAACTACAATCTATCAAGCAAACAGCTATTGACTGCAAAGAACTTCTGGTAGAGCGCCAGAGATTAGAACAAATGGTTAAAGAGTTACAGACAAATGGAGAAATCGAACAAGACAAAGATTACTCAGGAGGCTTTGCAGAGCGCTTCTCAAAGTAAAGCTAGCGGACTTATCTACTGGGACGATTATAATTTTGATAATCAGTCAGATACGGCTGGTTATTTAAAGGAAGACTTCAACATTATCTACGATGCCCCAGCAGGACGGAACTCTAACTAACTACCCTTCGACTATAGATTATTACAGCGATGAATGGACTCATGAGTGGAGTAGTGGTGTGGATGGCACCGCACATTTTAACCCATGTAACACGCCTAACCCACCGTGGTGGTGCGAAGAAAACGAACCAGTCCCGATCGAACCGAACATTTTAATGATTGTTGGAATGTTCACATTTGGAATATTACTTTTGACAAAGAAATGCACCCGTAGCTCAGCTGGATAGAGCATCTGCCTTCTAAGCAGACGGTCACAGGTTCGAATCCTGTCGGGTGTACGAATTAAATTAAATAACATGCCAGACTTACATTGCCCAGAATGTGGTAAAGAACGCTTTGAGAGATCGCTTACTATGAAAGTAAAAGACGGGGAGACCTACTACGTAGAAGGTCAATGCGAATGCGGTGAGCAGATGCAACTTACTAACCCAAAAACGGGGGTCGCCAATTTAGGGCGGATGAACCCTCATGGTCAGAGTTATTAATGTCTGTACTTATTGACATAGACGGCTATGAGACTAAAGGGATTAAGATCGACCCTAACGGTACAGAGGGAGAGATCATGGAGCTCCATGGGTTACTCGTTGTACTCCCAAAGAAACCAAAGCGATCTGAAATTCTCTTCTATGAAAAACCAAAGGCAATGCAGATGTGGGAGCGCATCGCTATGCCCGAAGAGCTGCAAAGGATTCGCAGTATGGATGAGTGGCTCGAAAAGCCTGCCGAGTTTCGAAAGAAGTTTCGTGCTTACATCGAACAAGAGTTTCAGCGTAGGCGGGACGGTGTGTGGTTTTACAATAATGGGGTCCCTACGTACATTACAGGGCGACACTATATGTTTCTACAATGGTCTAAAATTGATATCGGATACCCATCATACCTTGCTTTCCAAAGAGAAATCTATCTCCACATGGCTGCTTGCGAAGCTGATCCCCGTTGTTTCGGTCAGCTATATACTAAGTGTCGTCGTTCTGGCTACACTAATGTATGTTCTGCTGTCCTTGTTGACGAAGCTAGCCAAGTTAAAGAGAAGCTTCTCGGCATTCAGTCAAAGACTGGTAAAGACGCCCAAGAGAATATCTTTATGAAGAAAGTAGTCTCTATTTTTAGAGGCTATCCCTTCTTCTTCAAGCCTATCCAGGACGGTACCACAAACCCTCGTATGGAGCTGGCGTTTCGTGAGCCGTCGAAGCGCATCACGAAAAACAACAAGACTTCTATGCGCGGCGACGCATTGAATACGGTCGTGAACTGGAAAAACACCACGAACAACGCATACGATGGTGAGAAGCTTCACATGCTGTATCTCGATGAGGCAGGCAAATGGGAAAAACCTACAGACATACGTGAGGCATGGCGTATCGAACGTACATGCCTTATCGTTGGTAGAAAGGTAGTAGGTAAAGCCCTGGTGGGCAGTACGGTGAACCCCATGAACAAAGGTGGAGAGGAATACAAAGGTTTATGGTATGACTCCGATCCTAACGAGCGAAACAGCAACGGTCGTACCCGATCTGGGCTATACCGCATTTTTATCCCTGCGTATGAAGCGCTAGAGGGATTCTTTGATGAGTATGGTAATGCCGTTGTAGAAGATCCCGAAAGTGCAGTCCTCGGTATAGACGCGGACAACATAGAGATAGGAAGCAAGACATACCTTAAAAACGAGCGGAAGTCATTCAAGGATAACCCTTCTGAGCTCAACGAGGTAACCCGTCAGTTCCCGTTTACCGAAGACGAAGCGTTCAGAGATAGCATCGAGGGTAGCCTGTTCAACATTGGTAAAATCTACCAACAGATTGAGCACAACGAAGAGCTATACCCCAATCCAGTCGTGGTGGGCAACTTCACCTGGAAACAAAAAGACAAAGAGGTGGTGTTCTCACCTACTCCGAACGGCAGGTTTAGGGTGAGTTGGATGCCAGACCCCAGCGAAAGAAATGTGATACGTCAGGAAAGAGGCAAAAAAGTACCCCCGTTTGGCAACTACGGCTGCGGGGGAGTTGACTCTTATGACCTGGATGCTACCGTAGACGGAAGAGGATCGAAAGGAGCTCTACATATGTACAACAAGTTCAGTATGAACCGCCCCTCAAATATGTTTGTGGTGGAATATGCTTCTCGTCCAGATCTGGCGAGCATATTCTATGAAGACGTTCTGATGTGTGCGTTTTTCTACGGCTATCCGCTTCTTATAGAAAACAACAAGTACGGAATCGCAAGGTACTTTGAATCAAGAGGTTACGACGGTTACTTAATGGATCGCCCAAAACACCTAATGAGTTCTTCGTCTCACGTCAACGTAAAAACAAAAGGCATACCGTCGAACTCTCAAGACGTCATTCAGTCTCACGCTCAAGCCATAGAAAAATACATTCACGAAAGCGTTGGCATAAACCACGAAACAGGCGAGGTGGGCAACATGTATTTTAACAAAACGCTAGAGGACTGGATTGGATTTAAGATTGACAAGCGAACCAAGTTTGACTTGACAATTAGCTCAGGATTAGCTTTACTAGCGGCACAAAAAGCAAAAGAAAAACCTAAAGCAAACTTCAACGAGAAGGTGTTTTTTAGGAAATACAAGGTCTAGGACGGATTTGCTATATTTGCAGAATATGCGTAGAGCTCCATCAGACACATGAATTATACAAACAACAAACGTAAAAGCTCTTTTCCTGATCCGCTTGCAAATACAGAAACGAAGAAAAGCAAGGTTTATGGGGTTCAGTACGCAAAAGCTATTGAGTCTCAGTGGGGCAAGATTACGAGTGCTACCTCTTTGTATGGTAAGCGAAATGTAGTTTTTGAAAGAAGCAGAGACTACGCTAACGGAACCCAAGACACCAATATCTACAAAAAGCTTTTGCGCTCATTGAACCCGAATGATGGTGACGGAAGCTTGATGAACCTGGACTACACTCCAGTTCCTGTACTCCCTAAGTTTGTTCGGGTAGTGGTAAACAAGATTCTTTCTCGTAATCCATACCCAAACCTAGAAGCTGTTGACCCTCTCTCTTCATCCGAAAAGAACAACAAGAAAAGAAGAGTAGAGATTCAAGTAGAGGCAAAGAAGCAGCTTCAGCAGCTCAAAGAGAACACAGGTATGGTTATCGGTGACGACCCAGACAAGCTGCCAGACTCTTTGGAAGAAGCGGAGATCTTGCTTGGCACCAACGTGAAGACTGACGCGGAGATTGCTGCTCAGATCGGAACGAACATGACGCTATCTTGGAATGACTTCAATGATAATATTCTTCGCCGATGCGTAAACGACTTGGTTTCTCTCGGTATGGCGGTCGTGAAGCGAAGCAACGATCCGAACGAGGGGATTAAGACTGAATACGTAGACCCAGCTAGATTTATTCATAGCTACACAGAGGACCCTGGGTTTAACGACATGATCTATGCTGGTCATATCAAGTCTATTTCTATCCAGGAGCTGAAGCGTTTGGCAGGTCACGAACTCGAAGAGGAGGACTTCAAAAAGATTGCTGCCGCAGTAAAAAATAAAGAGGGAAATGACCCGAATGCCTTCAATGTCCATTCGTACAACAACCGCCTGATGAAGCAGGAGTACGGGTATGACGAGTACATGGTGGACGTTTTGGACTTTGAGTTTATATCTGTTGATTGCATCTATTTCGAAGAGAAAGAGAACAGGTTCGGAAACACAAACTTCTTCATGAAAGGGTTTGAATACGAAGAAAAACAAGGAAGTGTATTCGACAGGAAGCCACACAAGATGGAGGTGTCTACGGTATACGGAGGCAGCTACATTATGGATGGTTGCGATATCGTATTCAACTACGGTATGGTGAGAAACGTTCCGAAGAATATCCACGATATCTCCAAGTCTAGACTTTCTTATTCTGTTACCGCTACCAACATGCGGAACATGATGCCTAAGTCTATGGTGGACAGCTGCACGGGATTTGCCGATATGCTTCAGCTTACGCAGCTCAAAATTCAACAGGCTATTGCAAAGGCTAAGCCTGATGGTTTGATCATCGACATTGAGGGGCTTGAGAACGTACAGTTGGGTAAGGGTGGTGAACTTCAACCACTTGACCTTCATGACATCTACGAGCAGACTGGTGTGTTCTACTACAGAAGTAAGAACCCAGAGGGTGGGTTCCAAAACCCACCAGTCTGTACGATTGACAACCACATTAGAAACAACAACGAGCTGGTTGCTTTGTACAACCACTATCTCCGTATGATCCGTGACACTACGGGCATTAACGAGATGATGGATGCGTCTACACCAA